CACAGCAACGCTGGTAGCCGTTCTATGCATCTTCTTAAAAGCGTCCTTTACTCTGCCGATCGACATAGCGATCGCCATTTGAAAGGTGGTTTCCTCACTGGTGAGCTGACCAGTCAAGAGAAAGTTATAAAACTTCGCCAATACTTCGTCCTGAAGCTGTACTTTGAACTCCTCATCGGTCATGCCGACAGCGGTTTCAAGACCATATCTGGCAATCGCCTCAGCCGTTACGGCCTTTCTGTATTTTTGAAGTTCAATCGTGGAAAATTCAATGGGTTCCACCTCATACTGAGACAGAGGAATAATATCGCCCTCGGCCACTGAACCGTTTTGTAATTCTCCGGTGGCTCTTTTTGCTACCAGTTGCGTTCCATTCGCTTTTCTTATTGGCCGGGCGATTCCCATTACTTCGGTGAGGGCCGTAATGTTTCGGCCGAATGAGGTCACAAAATCAACTTCCCTAGGGTTAATGGAAAATTGCTGAGTGGTAATAGTATTAGGTTCAGCCGCAAACAACTGTAAATTAAATTTCTTCATCTTATTTACCTCCGTATAAATAATTCTGGATTCTCCGCCATTAATCGGCGTCTTTCATTTGTGTCTTTAACGTTTAGAATCTGCTCTTTGGTAATCTCATACGGTTTTCCCGCAGCCTTGGGCGTTGTCCCTCTTAAAGCGTCCTTAACCGCGGCCTGCACCGCTTCTTTAAAAGTTTTTGCGAAGGCTTCTACCGCTGTTTTTGTTTGCTCAGCGTCTTCGGAAACCAAATTAAAAATCACCTCGTCAGGCAAATTGATTTCCTCGTCGGCAAGCATTTTTCTGGCAGTTTTCGCCATATCTGAAACAGCATTTTGCCGTTTTAGATCATTCAACTCTTTTTCCAGCTGTCTGGCTCGATATTCCGCTTTTTCTTCTCGGGTCATTTGCGCCAGTTTTTCAGCTTCCGATACCCTATCATCGGTTACCGTCTGCCACTTTCTTTGAGCGTTGCTGACAGCTGTTTGGATAGCTTTCTGCACCCTGCGGTCAAACTCCGCCTGATTACCCGGATCTTTTAAAAAATCATCAAAAGAAATGGTATCATTTTCCTTCGATGCTGTTTGTGCTTCCGAGCCGCTGGCGTTGCTTTCCGCCCCATCAGCTTCTCCCTCAGCAAAAAGCTGCAATTTAAAAAAATCTTTTTGAACCATATATTCCTTTCCGCCCCAGCTCGTCCAATGTCCGAGCCATTGCATAGTTTAACGTCGTTTCGGACTAAATTTTATTTACATATTCCGGAAATTCTCCGGAAATTTGAGACACGCCAATAAAAAAGGAATCTACCAGAAGCTTTCCGGCTTCCGATAAATTCCCATAGCTTACGCTTACATTACCTGGCTGTATATTCGTTTGTATCCTGTCTGTGGTAAGCTTTTCCATTGATTCAATTAATGTCTGAAACAACGCGGTAACTCCGGCGCAAACAATATCCTGGCCTTCGGGAGCGTACTCCGCATGCCCATGAATAGCAAATCCGTTACCGTTTCGTGTGATCGTTATCATTTCTTTTTCGTTCCCTTCTAGGAGCTCTGCTGCCAATCAGAGCCAATGCTACGATAGTAGCGCAGATAATTAAAATGTTAATCGTGACTACAGGCATTTCTATTCCCCTCCTCTCAAAAAATTTACCGCCTTTTCAACGTCCGGCATTCCCACATAATCCACTATCTTTTCTCCGTCTGTCAAAATCGCCGTGGGCAATCGGTTTACTCCGTATCGATCCGCGCAAGTCGGATTTTCCTGGACATTTATCATTTCAACTTGGATAGGGTCTGCCTGCTCTAAAACAGGATTCATAAATTCCCGTTCGAAAAATTTACAAGGCGAACACCAAGGAGCATAAAAAAACAACAGCTTTCTCATGTTTCATCAAGCCCCTCATTTTCCGCAATTTCTTCCGCTTTTTGCACGATAGAATCCGCGTTCGCCATTACGCTGTCAAAGATAGCGTCAGCCTGTATATTGGCTGCCATAACCGCCTTATCCGACATTAGGCAGTTATAATACCCTGTTATCACTTCACCTGTATCATGATCAATACCGATTAACGCCAGCTTTTCTACTTTGCGCTTATCCATATACCCGATGGATTCAGAAAGCCATTGTGCGTATGCTTTATCGCTTATGATGTAGTTCATAAAGTCTCTCCTTAAAAATGGGCATAAGAAAACCACCGGCCGTTTTTGACTGGTGGCTTCTAAAGCTTTTTTTCAATTTGATCCGGCCAGACTGTATCTGTTACGGTCTTTCCGTCTTTTTTATTGATATCCATTTCATAGGCTGCGCCGTCGTCAAAAATTTCAACAATAAATGCTGTTTCTCCGGTTTTTAAGAGAACCTTATCAAACATTTCTAGTCTCACAGTATCACTCCTTGTCTATATAAGCGGAAGTTAATCTCATCTGTCCCGTATTCTTATCATCAATCCATGCGGTTATTACCTTTGCGGTCTTTCCATTTGGCCCCGTTAATTCCATTCTTACTTCGTAGCGTTTTCCCCAGCCTTTATCAGTTTTTTCCTTTGCTTCATACTCGGGAAGCTTATCATATATTTGCTGGATCAAGTCATCTGCATTTTCCATTGTATATCCTAGTGCCGATTTAAAAGCTTTAGCTTTGTCCTGATCCTTTTGGGGGTTGAGGGCATATTCTAAAAACTTCTCTCTTGGAATAGCAGCTTCCCAGTATCTAGGCAACTTTATTATATTACTTTCCGAATCTGATTTCAATCGATTTTCTATCGTTTCCGCCTGCTTTTTATCCCCTCCATGCTTTTTTACATAGTCGTCTATCCACTTATCCCAGTCACCCACTTCAAATTCCCAAGCACAATGGCACCAAGGGTGAATCGGCGGGAAGTTTACTCCCGGCTGACGTTCGCTGATTTTAAACACCTTATCAGCTAGTCCTCTGCATATTGTACAAGTTTTTTCGTCCATCAGCGGGGACAGCTTATAGTATTCAAAATCCTCCGCAAACGGCTGTATAGTGGATTCTGCCATTACGTAGGTTCCCTCTGTGTAAATCAGGCGGTAAGCGTCACGGCGGTTTACGTCGCTGAAACGCTTTCTAAGCTGTCTCACCAGCCTGTCGTAGCTGTCGCCGCGCGCGATTCCCTGCGCGATATCCTGGTTTAAATATTGAGCCAGCTTCTGAGTATCATTCCAAATTCGTTTTGAAAAATTCTCGTCGCTGCTCCACGGAACATCAACAAACCTTTTTATGATGTCTGAATTAACAGAATAAAAATTCTTTCCGAATCCAAGCGCTTCCATGCTGTAATTAATGCCTTTTGCTGCTAAACGATTCAAGTGAGAGGTAATCTCATCATTATCCAGCCCGGCTATTTCCGCCTGCCGCATAATAACGGAATATTGCAGTCCCTCCAGACGGTTCAGTTTGTATATGCTCTCGCGAACCGGCATAAGATGGGCGTACTGCGGGTATTTTTTGGCAAACTCGTCCATTTGTTCAATTAGAAGCCGCTTGTCCTCGTCAGAAAGAGCCTCCATCAGCTTCCTGTATTCAATTACATTATTTTCCCCATATTCCTGATAATAAACGGCAATTTGTTTTTCCAGCTTTCGAAACTCGGAATCATAATACTTGGACAGTCTCTTTTTTAACTTTGATTCTTCTTTTTCAGCCGCTTGATTCAATTGTTTCTGCCGATTCGCCCAGTATGACATCTTCTACCACCGTTCTGTTCGTCGGATAATCTGTCATATATCCGTCTTCGTCCTGCTCCTTCTCTATTTGATCAATCTCATTCTGAACATTATCCACAACGGAAAGAACCTTAAGCTGCGTCTGTTTACTTGTAATTCCTGCAAGGTTGCCCGCGATCTGGCTTTCTTCTAACAGATTTGCCGGAAAATTCTGCGTAAATTGATAAGACAGTTTCACCCAGTCGTCTTTTTTCATACCAGATACCGGATTACTGAAAATAAGTTTATAACGCCGGTTCATTCCGCTGGTAAACTTTCTTTGCTTTGTCATAGCTAAATCGCTCATAGCTTGCAGCTTGTATTTCAGCGCGATCCCAGAGGCAGATCCAAAACTCTCATCAGAAATATTAGCCACCATAGAAATTTGAAAAATCAGTTTTTCTAACCGGTTTAATAGGTTTTCCTGGGTGGTGTCCCCGTTCGGTTTTTGTAAAAATTCTACTATTAGGGAGCTGGAATCGCTTCCGTCAAAGTTTATAATGCGGTTATCTCTTAAACTAGCCAGTTCTTCCTTAGTGAGCTTTGCTCCCAGTATTTTTAAATAGGCGTCCGCAAAATACGCTACGTCGTTTGCTTTTTCAGAAATCGCCTCGTTGTACTCGTTAATCATAGTCATTACCGGCTCAAAAATTCCAATTTCTTCTTCATTTTCACGATATTCCGAGGCCGGAACTCCTTCAAATCCGTGCACCTTTTCGTATTCCGGAAGAAAATGCAATCCCCCTTCCATTGTGAAATAGCGCACTGTTTGTTCATCGGACACACTGCCGCGAATAATCTCATCAGAATCCTTATAAAGCCTTACAAAGTATCTTGGACGCTCCAACACGGAATCATCATAAATAAAAAACGCCTCCATCGGGGAAACATAAGTTATCCCAATGTTGGCTTGTTCATCTACGTAATAAAGTTCATATCCTTTCCCGTAAATGTCACATAATTTAGATAACTCCGCATTGTTATCGTCTTGATCGTTGTAGCTATCCAAAAACTCCACATATTCCGCAACTCTTTTATCTTCGTCACACAAGACTTTTATAGGAATACCGATAAAAAAACCGTTCATTGTATCCGTGATATATTTCGCAAAGTTAACAGCGATTCTCTTATCCGGTTTCCAATTGGGCTTTGATTTTTGAAAAAAAATCGGGTATTTCGTTCTATAGGCGTCCATTAGCGGCTCATATCTATTCTGAACAATTTCGCTGTGCTTGTTAATAAAGCCTCCCAAATTCTCAACGGTTAACCGCTTATCGTTTGCCAGTCGAAACAAGTCAAATTCCTCCTTTTATGGGATTGTATTTCGTCCTCTGCTCAAGCTTTCTAAGAAGGCTCGCGGCAGAATCCGGGCTGTCGTCATGTTCCGCAAATTCAGAATAATCCAGAATTTCATTGATATATTCCGGATCTGTTGATTCCAACCAAAATATATCCTTCCATGCGCTCCTTAGATACGTCGATATTTTAACGAATTTATTCGTGGATTCGCTGTAGATATCCACCGCATAGCCAAGTTCCCTTAATTCTTTTGCTAGGTATCCTTTGTCAGCGTTCTTCTCACATGCAATTGACCCCGCCCTAAAGCGCTTATGTAAAACCGAAATTTCTTGTAAGCAATCGTCTACGTGTTTATTCCAGCGCTTTCCAAATCCGACAATACGCCCATCTGAAAGCCTTTTGAACACTGTATACGCTGTTCCGTCTTCTCCGTCGTAAGCGGCATCAATGTGCGCAAGCCCATTGTAAATGAGATACTCATCGTCAATAAATTTCGGGTTTTGGAACATAGCATCTTTATCCGCAATGTGTTTCAATTCATAATTTGCCGCGAACAGTGAATCGCTCATAGACTGTCTAAGAGCGTTCAGTTTTTCTCTATCAATAAGGCCCGTGGAATAACAGTCAAATTTGTACGTATTCGGCATAATAGAGATTGCATCGTCCTTATGCCAAGGAGTTCCTGTATTAATAAATCTGCCGCTGCGGTTCTTTATATTTTGCAGCTCCATGTACTGTATTTTTGTTTTTTCCCTTTCGGCGCGGCTGATACGGTCTTTCAGATTCACAATATCGTCAGTAACTATAATATCGCCGTGCTTTCCGGTAATCGAAGTACCTATTCCAAGCCCTACAATCTGCGAAGCGCCCTTTGTTGATGTATGAAGATTGGTATCTATTTCAGAATCCGTTTCTTTTAAAAGCACCAAATCCACACCGTAAAGCGTGTAAACTAGCTTTTTTAAAACTGTTGTATTCAATATTTTTTGCGACTGCCGGACTACCTCTGTTACGTCAGTGTCAGTCTTTCTAAAAAAAATTACATTTTCGTTTGGGCTTTCGATAATATGGAGTGCGAGAAACAATGATAAATCTGTGGTTTTGTAAGAACCTCTGTGAGCTAGTAGTGTTTGATCTTCTTTAGCGTATAAAAACGACCGAAGCCATTTATTGTGCAGTTCTGTTAAGTCAGCAAACCCTACCCAATGCCCGATTTTATAAGGTTCATTCCATAAAAGACTGAGAACTTCTTTTTTTCTGCTGTTCAAAATAGTCCTCCATCTCCTTTATGGAATTATCTATCGGCTGGGTCAATTCCAGCTTATTGATATACTCGCCGTCCATTTTATTAAGCAGATCGATTGCTTTCATTCGTGAATCCGGTTTCTCTTGATCATCTCCCGCAATCTCCGTTAAAATCATCATGCGGTCAATTCTGCTTAAAATTGCCTTGTTTTTTGATTCATCGATTAATTCTTCATACCTTACCAAAACCTTATCATCGGAAAACAACTTGCTGGCTTTTACATCAACTGTTGTATCCTTCCACTTTGAAGCCGCTGGAAACGCTTCACGATATGCTTTTCTTTGGCTCATGCCCTGGATAAGCCCTTGTACAAATTTTTCGTGTCTGGGGTTTTTTAATATTGCCATACCACCACCACAATTTCAGGATAAATAGAAAGACCGCAAAGCCGTTAGGCCTGCGGTCCTTAGGAAAGGAGTTCAATGAACCTTGTACACTTTTCTATGATCTTATTATATCCCATGTTTTTGAAAAAAACTTCCCCTCTTTTTCCCATCAGCATTCCATAATTCCGTACATGGTAACAGTAAAATAATAAAGTGCTTCATCTTTTATTCTGTATACTTGAGAAGTTTCAATGTGATATTTTTCCATCAGCCTTTCCACGTGTCCGTCGTGGCGGTCTAT